AAGACCAATGGGAATTATGTCCAAAATACAATATTGGTTCAAAGTAATCTTTGCATTTGAACATCCTGGAGATTTGTCAAAGCATAGACTCCACTCTACAAAATATGAAGATTTGTGCAAGTAACTGTGTACATTTAAAAAAAAGTTATTATATATAGACTAGGATGCCGCATGGTGCGGGTCCATACTCACCTTGCTTTATAGGAGGTCATAATGACTAAAGCAACTTTGTTGCCAAGAAACGCATTCCTTGGTTTCGATCACATCTTCGATCAGTTGGAAAATATTCACAACCACGCGAAGGATACCTATCCCCCACATAACGTAGTCAAGCATGATCCATATAACTATGAGATCGAATTGGCTGTGGCTGGATTTAGTAAAGAACATATTGACATTGAAGTCAAAGATCACGTTCTGACGATTAAGGGCGACCGTCCTCAGCGTAGAGAACAGAATCTATATGTTCACAAAGGTATCAGTGCTCGTAATTGGAAGAAGTCATTTAGACTGTCGGAATACACCGAAGTAGACGGAGCCGATCTAGTGGATGGGATCTTGACTGTTAATCTTAAAGTCGTCCTTCCCGAAGAGAAGCAGCCTCGTAAAATTTCAATTGGAAACAACGAGGTAAATAAAAATGACAGCACTAGCGCTGAACTACTCACAGAGTCTGTTTAACGGACTTTGGAGAGTACTTAAGAAATCCATTCAAGGTATTATGATTGGCTATATGATTGCAAGACAAACACAAGCCAATCGTCATGTCGCTCAACTGCTTATTAATAGCGGTGAGTATAGACAACATGATTACTATAATTTGGTTCATCAATTGAATCAAAAAACTATTGAAAGCATTCACGAGAAATACAATGATTAAGTTCTTGAAAGCTTTTTTTAAGGGTAGTAATATGTCTTATCAAGAAAGACAAATTGAAAGATACCTGGCTAATTCGACGGATTTGATCGATTTAGAAAATCGGATGAGAGAAGTCACGCACGGAAGGTTTAAGTTCTAATGTGGCCTTATACCGAAGAAGAATGGGAAGTTCTTAATTAATAAATAAAAGAGAGCAGGATAACTTGCTCTCTTTATCTTTAGGAGGATCACATGGATAAATGTAGTTGTGGACACGAGTGTCATTGCGGCGGTGAATGTAATGAATGCGTAAACGATGTATGTTATAATTGTGATTGCCAAGAAAATAAACAAGATATACCGAATTCTTTCACACAAGAGAATGTATAATGACAAAGCAAAACAGATATATAGAATCTAGAATTGCTCAATTAAGAGAAGACATGAGTAAAGCTCATGATGAAATGGATAAAGCTTGGTATAACCGACTTATCCAAGAATTAGATTGGGTTGCTCAAATGAGCACTAAGCCGGACCATAATTGTTATATGGAAAAACGAAATGAACATGACAGGTTGATGGATATTCCTGTCGGAGCTACTGGAGGTAGAGAAGTATGGACTTAAATAGATTACGCGAAGAAATCGCTGCAGACGAAGGAATCAAACATGAGATTTACTTGGATCACTTGGGCTTACCCACCTTTGGTATTGGCCATCTTGTCCTTGATTCTGATCCTGAGCACGGCGAGCCTGTTGGAACGCTAGTCTCAGAAGAACGAGTCGTTGAAGCATTCGATTCTGACGTTGAAACAGTGCTCGCGGATTGTGAAGAACTCTACGATGACTTTGCAGAATTGCCTGAAGAAGTCCAATTGATTATTGCTAACATGATGTTTAACATGGGCCGGCCACGCTTGTCCAAGTTTAAAGGCATGAAAGCTGGAGTTGATGCTCGTGATTGGAATAAAGCTGCTGATGAAATGGTAGACTCTCGTTGGTATAAACAAGTGACTAACCGAGCAGAAAGACTAGTCGAGCGTATGCGCAATGTAGCAGAAATTGAGGCAATCCCAGTATAAAAAAAGTTGTTTACAAACCTCTGAAAATTTGGTATAATATATTATGTTGTTGGAGGTACTATGTCTTTTTATACGTCTGTAGTTCGCTACGGAAACTCAATGCTTTATCGTGGTTATGACAATCACGGCAACCGAGTAACTCGCAAAGACCATTTTAATCCGGAATTTTTTGTTCCGTCCAAGAAAGACACTGGCTGGCACGGGCTTGACGGATACCCTGTCGGTTCAGTGTCTTTCGATTCTATGCGAGAAGCTAAGCTTTGGCTTGAACAATATAAAGATGTTCAAAGCTTTAAAGTATACGGGAATCCAAATTATATTCACCAATACCTTACGCATAAGTTTCCTCGAGATATCGAGTTTGATCGTGATAAAATCAATGTGTCAACTATCGATATTGAAACTGAATATGATAATGGATTCCCGCACCCCAGTGAAGCATCACAGCGAATTCTGGCTATCACACTTAAGAATAACATAGATAATATTTACTGGGTTTGGGGTTATGGTGACTACGACGTAGAAGCTGCGCTTATCAAACCAGTGCGTTATACTCAGTGTGAGAATGAAGAAGAACTCTTACTTAAATTTCTAGATTTCTTCTCATCTCAAGAAAAATGTCCCGATGTCATTACAGGCTGGAATGTACGTTTCTTTGATATTCCATATCTCGTAAATCGTACTGCAAAGATTCTTGGTCTCGATCAAGTCAAAAAGTTCTCACCTTGGGGATTGGTTGACTATCGTAAAGTAAATCGTCGTGGCAAAGAAGATGATAGCTATGATCTTCGTGGCATTCAAACACTTGATTATCTAGAACTGTTCCAAAAGTTTGGATATGCTTACGGTCCACAAGAATCATACAAACTGAACCATATTGCATATGTGGTTCTTGGTGAAAAGAAACTTTCATTCGAAGAATCCGGTTCACTTAAAAATCTTTACAAAGATGATTTCCAAAAATACATTGACTACAACATGAAAGACGTACAACTCGTCGATCGTCTAGAAGATAAGATGGGTTTGATTACACTCGCCATGACTGTGGCATATAAAGGTGGTGTCAACTATCAAGACACTTTCGGTGTCACTTCGATATGGGAATCGATTATCTATCGTAAACTTTATTCACAGAAAACCGTACCACCAACTAACTCCTCCAACACAATTAAAACTGCGTTTGCTGGTGGTTACGTTAAAGAGCCTCAGGTTGGCATGCATGATTGGGTAGTGTCTTTTGATTTGAACTCTCTTTACCCAAACATCATTGTCCAATGGAACATGTCACCTGAGACTCTTATCAATCAAGCCGAAGCGAGTGGCGTGGAATATTATCTTAATATCGATCAAGAAGTCGAGTCATCGCACGCTGTTGCAGCGAATGGATCGACTTATCGTAAAGATAAAGATGGCGTGATTCCTTCGATCATTGTTGATTACTATGATGAACGTAGATCGATCAAGAATATGATGCTCGCTGCTCAAAAATCTTATCAAAAAGAAAAAACATATGAGCTTGAGAAAGAAATTAATCGCCTCGAAAATCAGCAGATGGCGATTAAAATTCTTATGAACTCGCTTTATGGCGCTCTTGGCAATCAATACTTTCGCTACTTTGATTTGCGTGTTGCTGAAGCTGTAACTCTATCTGGTCAGCTGGCTATTCAATGGGCAGAAAAAGCTATGAATTCTACTATGAATGGTGTGATGAAGACAGATAAAGATTATGTTATCGCAATCGATACTGATTCACTATATGTTAACTTTGGTCCACTCGTAGAAAAGTTACAGCCAAAAGATCCAGTTAAGTTTCTTGATAAGATTTGTCAAGAACATTTTGAACCAGCTCTTGCTAAAGCTTATGATAAATTGTTTCGTAAAATGAATTGTCATAAACCTCGAATGGAGATGGGTCGTGAAGTAATCGCCGATCGTGGCGTATGGACAGCAAAGAAAAGATATATTCTCAATGTCCATAACAATGAAGGTGTGCAGTATGCTGAGCCAAAGCTTAAAATCATGGGTATTGAAGCAATCAAATCTTCTACGCCCGAAGTTGTTCGTGATAAGTTTCGTGAAATCTTTAAGATTATCATGAGTGGAACTGAATCTGAGACACAAGAATATATTCAAAACTTTAAGCAACAATTTAGAAGCCTTCCACCCGAAGAAGTTGCTTTTCCTCGTTCAGTGAGTAACATCACAGACTGGCATGATCGTAAAACGATTTATGGTAAGGGTACGCCAATCCATGTTCGTGGATCTTTGCTATATAATAAGTATGTTAAAGATAACAAACTTACAAACAAATATGAGCTTGTCACGAATGGTGATCGTATCAAATTCACGTATCTTAAAATGCCGAACTCAATTCGTGAAAATGTTATTGCGTTTCCAGACGTGCTTCCAAAAGAACTCAAGCTTGATTCCTATGTGGATTATGACTTGCAGTTTGAAAAAACATTTATCGAGCCGCTGAACTTTATTCTTGGAGCAGTCGGTTGGACCGCAGAAGAGCAAGCAACTCTTGATGAATTTTTTGGATAAGTGGTTTACATTACTAGTGAAATGGAGTATAATAATAGTATGAGTAAAGATTGGGTAAAAGATATGTTTGACATGCATGCTAAATATGGTGTGCATGATTGGATGGAAAAGAACAAAGACAACAAAGAATTGATGTCTAAGTTTATTGAGTTTAGACTTAAGTTTCTTCAAGAAGAACTTGATGAGACACGAGCTGCAGCTTTGTTTGATGGCAATCCTGAAGAAATTGTTGATGGATTGATTGATCTCTGTGTTGTAGCTATCGGTACATTAGACGCATATGGCGTCGATGCTCATAAAGCGTGGGATGAGATTCTCCGTGCTAATATGGAAAAAGAAGTTGGTGTGAAAGAATCTCGACCTAATCCACTTGGGTTACCCGATCTCATTAAGCCAGAAGGTTGGGTTGGTCCGAGTCATAGGGATAATTATGGAAATCTCGTTAACGCTGTTTAAGAGCATATACGATAACAAAACTGACAAGCGCATTGATCTTGCAAATTTCAATGCGTTTGAACGCGTCTTATATCAACTCGCAGAAAAGCCTAGAGCTGATAAGAAAGAAGCTGAGCTTATGTCGCCAGCTACATACCTGCCTAACACGACACGAGCAAATAAGAATGTAGTTGACTGGCATGGTTGGTGTGCAGTTGATGTGGATGACTATAAATTTAATGGAGAATTAGAATATGATTTGGCTGAGCGCTTTTCTGATTATCACTTCGTCTGTTATAGTACTGCTAGCAGCACGCGCAATAATCCGAAGTTTCGCCTCGTTTTCCCACTTACTGAAAGCGTACCAAGTGAAAAGATTAAACATTTCTGGTATGCGCTCCAGTCTGAACTTGGCGAGCTTGGAGACAAGCAGACTAAAGATCTGTCTCGAATGTATTACATACCTGGCAACTATGCTGGTGCTTACAACTTTATCTTTAGTCATGACGGGAATTACATTGATCCTCGTCAATTAATGAATAAACATGCCTATGTCGAAAAAACAACAGGAAGCTTTTTTGATAGACTACCTGAAAAACTCCAGCTTGAAATCATTGAACATAGAAAGTCAAAGCTGGATAATACTAACGTGGTGTGGTCGTCCTATCGCGATTGTCCCTTCTTCCCTCGTCAACTCGAAACAGAATACCGATCAATAAGCAATGCCGGTTGGTATCATAAGATGTATCAGATCATGGTAGCTCTAGCTGGCAATGCAGTCAAAAACCAATATCCGATTACTTCTGATGAGATCTCTGTCTTATGTCGAGAGCTTGATATGGATACCGGCAATTGGTATGAGAATCGTCCGATGCAAAAGGAGGCTGATCGTGCACTCGAATACGTATACAAAAATATGTAATATTGTAAATGACACATATAAAAAAGTAACGCCGGAATTTGTAGAAGCTTTTGAAAAAGAATATAAGCCTTCATATAAGTCTAAAGAATATTATGGATATAGCGTTTTAGAATTTATCCTTAAGCGCTATGGCATTGCTATTCAAGAAAATTATCAGCATGATTCTATTTTTATGTTTGCACCAAATATTAAGATAGATTGGAAGCGCATAAATCCGAAATACGGCACAGCTTCTATCAACATGAATACGTATGATTATGATTCAACTCACTATGGATTCATTAAAATTCATGGAGATCCTTTTAAAATAGGAGATATGTTATCATTTGAACTAGTTTCAATTGAAGAAAAAGATCATGTATGGAACAATAAAACAAGAGAATTTAAAGGCAAGGGATATTTCACTTTTTTTCCAAAAAAGCGTAAGTAGTTGTTTTCAAATGAAACAAAAATGCACTTTTCTATTTACTTTTCAAAAGAATTATAGTATAATAGATCTATAAAATGGAAAAGGAAGGAACTATCATGACCACTCAGATCCCAGCTCTTGTTGCTCTTAATAAACTTGCTAAGTCATTCTGGAACGACCATGTTTCTTATTTTGGTAATGATGACGAAATGGCTGAGTGGGCTGCTCAAGATCGCAATGATGTACTCGATGTGAAATCTTTTCTCATCGCCGGCGATACTAAAGCAATGGCTGCTAAGATCGAGGAACTCGATACTTGCATGCGTGAAGCTATCGTTATTGCAATGATCGATGATATGGGTAAAGATTTTGTTATTGAAACTACTGGTTACTATGTGTGAGGTTGCTATGAAAACTCTTAAGATTGGTGATACTGTTATTTCTCGTCATGGTCCGGGTAAGATCAAAAAGATCGAACTCTGTGAAAAACCCGGTCATAAATATGGTATAGACGTCAAAGAAATCTTTGCGGATCTCGTAGATCGTTGTGTATTCGATCTAGATAATGGTCACTTTGCTTATGGTGATCAAATTGATTTTATAGGTGTGTAATGAAAGAGTCTCTTAAATTCCTGCAGAAAGCTGCAGAAATCCAAACAAAGAAGGGTAATGATTATCAGAACCCGAATTCACGAGTACGTCAAGCGATGTACTATCCTCGTGGTTGTGCTACTATTCTCGATACAATGCAAGCAAAGATTCTTCGCATGCAGTCTGTACTCGAAGCAATGGAGTCTGATCCAGACTATAATCCAAACTTCGAATCACTCGAAGATTCGTGTCTCGATATCATCAATTATGCTTCATTCTTTGCAGCATATATGAACAATGGCATTGATGGCCAAGATCCAAATAATGATTTTTTAAATCGTCCAAAGAGGGTAGCAGATGAGAGTCGGGATAACAGCGTCGACGTTTGATCTGCTGCACGCAGGTCATATAGCCATGTTGAGAGAAGCAAAATCTCAATGCGACTATTTGATCTGTGCTTTGCAAGTAGATCCAACTCTAGACCGTAAAGAAAAGAATGCGCCTGTCCAATCGATCGTAGAAAGACAGGCTCAATTGGCTGCAGTAAAATATGTCGATGAAGTGCTTATTTATTGTACAGAAGCCGATTTAATTGATATAATAAACATGTATCCGATTAATGTACGAATCCTTGGTGAAGAATATAGATTGAAAGATTTTACTGGTAAAGATGAATGTAAGAAGCGTGGTATTGATCTATACTTCAATAAACGTGATCACAGATTTTCATCAAGTGATTTGAGAAAGAGAGTGGAAGATGCAAGTTAAAGATATTAGAGAGTATTTTATCAATGAACTTCAAAATGAAAACTTCACAGTGGATAGAACTGGACAAAAAACTATTGAGCTTATCGGCGCTTCATTCACTGCGGACGAGCCGGCGATCTTCGGCAAAGTTAATCAAGAGTATGTTGACGCTGAGCTTGATTGGTATCTTTCTGGTTCTACAAATGTAAATGATATTTATCCAGACAAAGATGCGCCGGCAGCCTGGCAATATGCTGCAAATGATCATGGTGAGATTAATTCGAATTACGGTCGGCTTATCTTTGATGACATCTATCATCGTCAATATGAAAGTGCTGTAGCA